CGGCATCCGATTTGACGGTCTCGGTGCGCCCGTTCTTGTGGTAACGGATCGCGGGATAGGCGCCCGGCTTGGCGGCATGCGGTGCCGGCGGCGGTGGGGTACGAGTATCGGCCACGGCGAACGTCTCCTGTTTGTATCAGCGGGTTTTACAGCGCATCGCCGACGATGCAGGCCCACGACGGCCGCGTCCACAGATAGCCGTAGAGAACATCGAGGCGCGTGATCTCCTGGAAATTGATGCCGTCATAGAACGTTACGAGTGAGATCGAGACGCCATCCTGCGACTCGGTTGCCGAGCGAATGACGCCAGGACCGGACGGGACATCGAGGGGCACGATGGCAAGCTGCACCGCCTTCGGATTCATGATGATGTTTTGGCGATAGGTCTCGCCCGCATTGAACAGGAACACCAGCGCAGCGCCGGCCGCCGGGCTGGCTGTCACCGTCTGGTGCGGGACCATGTAGTTGCCCTGCGCGTTGAGCGTAGTCGTGGGAGGCGTGATCGCCGGGAAGATCGGAATGCTCGTCGTGCCGGCCGGAAACACCGTGCCGGGCACGGCATCGACCGTGAACTGGCGAAGTTGCCCGTTGCTGGTCTTGTTGACGAGATTAACGCCATAGACACCGACAATCGTGAACTTGTCGCCGGCATTGATGGGCGCGGTCGTAGCCGTAATGGCGAGCGTCGTGCCGCTCTGGTTGGCGGCGCCGACGGTTACGGCGGTATAGGCGGCGGTGACTTGCTTCGGGACGGTTTGATCCATCGCCCAGTTCATGCCGATAACGTTATCCTTAATCATGCCCGTCTTGTACTGCTCGCCGACGGACGCCTGATTGTTGAACAGGCCCGAGAACGACGTAACCGAATTGCCCATGGTGATCGGGTCTAGGAACACCAGCCGCTGATCGCGGGGCACGCTCAGATTATCCAGCAGCGCACCGGCGCGCGCGAAAGTTCCGAACGTCGGGGCGATGGTGTTGTTGCTGCCGTCTACGTTGTGGACGGCGTTCGGTATGCGGTTGCTGCCGCTGATGACATCGGCCGCGATGATACCGGCGATGACGTTTACCGCCGGTTCGAGGTATCGCTCGCTGAAATCGACAATGTTCATGGTCAGGTCGACGGTGGTAAACGACAGATCGACGCCCGCCTGCTTGGCGACGACGAGGGTTTGCAGCGTTTCCGTTGTCGCCTGCGGCACCGCGACCGGCCCGGTGCGCGGCACGTAGTCGTTGGGATACCTGATGCTAATGGTGCTGCCCTGCTTCTGGCCGCGCAGGTTGGCGCGTCCGAACTCGTCCTGATATTGGCGGGGCACCGCCTTAATGAACGAGTTCTCGTTTCGCAGGATGTCGAGCGCGCGTCGCGCCAGCATCGTTGGGGTGAGAATGGTATTTGCCACGGTGGATTCCTCTGCCGCTCATAGCGGATGGGTCAAAGCGCGGCCGGGGCCAGGATTGGCCGAGTCCGTCAGACCGCCGTGGCAGAGGGAAAACCGCAGTCGCAACCACTTGCGTTCGTCTTGCGCGTTCGCGCCGTCGCACCGCTTTGCCCTGCGGGTCGGGTGGGCCTGGGGCTATCGGCCCCGCGCCTTTCGCTGCCGTTCATACCATGCCGAGAACTGCTCCTGCGTTCCATCCGGCCGGGGATCGGGTTCGCCACCACCACGCGCGAGCGGCCGGATGGGCGGCGGCGCATTGCTCTGCGGCACGGCCGGCGCCGCTGCTACGGGCTTCGCCGCGATTTTCGCCAGCGCCGCGCCCATGCGAGCCGGCGAAAGCGCCGCAATTCTTTCAGCCTCCTCCGGATCCTGCCCGAGTCGGTAGAGCAATTCGTGAGCATCGCCTGCCTCCATGGCCGCCTCGACCAGCTCGGGCTTAAATCCGCCGACGGCGCCCCAAAGCGTGCCGATGACCGCCGTAAAGTCGGGGTGCTCGGTCTCGCCCAGCTTAGCCACCGCGTTGCATGCATCGTTGAAGGCGGTCGTTTTCGCCAGTTCGGCCGCAGCCTTCGCCACATCGGCCTGATACGTCGCCGGCGTCGGGGGGGCGCCTGGCGCGGGCTTCGGCTGCGAATCGCGCAGCGCGGCCAGTTCGGCCTCCATCGCGGCGTTGCGGGCGGTCAGTTGGCGGACGCGGCGAACCTCCCACGGCTCGCGCTTTGGCTCGGCGGGCGCCGCAGGCGCGCCAGCAGCCGGGTCGGCGGCGTCCGTGGCACCGTCGCCCGGGGCCGGGCTGGAGGCGGGCTGCGGGGCCGCTGTAGCGCCAGGATCGGGTTGGCCGAGGGTGCCGGGGTCGGTGCCGCTCATGGGCCGTCCGGCAGGGCCGAATAGCCGTCCTCGAACTCTTTTTTCGGGCAGACCGAGCAATAGCCGTCGCGGTAGATCATCGCGTAGTCGCCCGGCGAGCACCGATTGACCATGCCCGGTTCGGTCGGGTGAAATGCCACAACGGTATGGTCGCCATAGGGCTTGACCAGAATGGTCAGCTTCCCGTCCGCGTCGACGATGTCGAATATCGGTGCGGCATGGACGGTCTTTCCTGCGACTCGGTTGCCGAGCGAATCACGCCAATGCGAAATGAACTTTGACCACTCGGGCATTGGGACCGCGTCGACGATGTCGAATATCGGTGCGGCATGGACGGTCTTATGCGAAATGAACTTTGACCACTCGGGCATTGGGCTTACCCTCCCTGCGCCGGCGCGCCGCCGGCCCCGTTCATAGCCGCCGGATCGGGCGGCGCGATGGCCTGCGCGTGCGCCGCGTCAGCCGCGTCGTGTTCCTGCATGATCGGCAGCGCCGGCATGCCGAGCAGCGCACTCAGCATCGAGCGCACCAGCACCTTCGCTGCCGAGGGATCGGCCGCCGTTACTGCCTCCAGCCGGTCGGTCTCGGCGCGGTAGTCGTCGGTCTTGGTCCGGTCGCTCTTGTCCTTAGCCTGCTCGGTGAGCAACGCGATTTGCGCCTTCAAGTGCGCAATCTCGTTGTCGGCCGCGCCCGTCGCCTGCATGGCGTGGGCGTGCGTGGCCTGTAGCTGCTGCTGTAGCTGCTGCTCCTGCGGGCTGGGGCCGCCCAACGCCTGCGGCGGCACCATGCGCTTCAGCCGCTCTGCCAGCACGTCGGCACCCGGCCAGTCCATGTTTTTGACCATGATGTCGCCGGCGACTGCCATCAGCGCGGGGTCGGCCTGGACCATTTGCGTCACAGCGTTGACCGCTTCCTCGCGCTGCGTGGCAAACGGCGGCCCGACATCGGCCTCGACATCGTAGTCGCCCACGTTCGGGTTGAAAATGAGCCTTACGTTGGTCACGGCCGCGTCGTTGTCCGCCTGCTTCGCCCGATCCGGGTCGATCATCTGCGGGCCTTTCGGACCATCTTGGACATGCGCGTGCGCCTCCGGGAGATTCGGGTCGACATGGACATCCGATTGCGTGCCGTCCTCGGCCATGATCTTGATGACGCGGGCGACATCGTAAATGCGCGGGATCATGTCCAAGCAGATGCGGCCGATTTGTCGGATCGCTTTGGCCTGGTTGTCGATGAAGTGATACGTCGCGTTATCGCCCTCGCGCTGCCGCTTCTCGATGGCGACACCGCTGCGCTCGTTCGATGGCTGTCCGAAGTTGGCCTGATACTGGCCTGACGCCATCATCATCTCGTCTTTCGCCTGATTCATAAGATCGAGATACGCCGGCGCCGACACCGGCGGCTTTTCCCGCTCGGGCCGCGTAAGCTGCTGCCCGTTTTCGCCTATGCCGTTGTAGACGAGCACAGCCTTGTTCGTCGTATTCGCGTTCGCCCAATCCTCGACGCGGCCCTCGATGGCCTCGGCCGCCGCGATGTACGGCGTCTTGGTCTGGAGGGCGACGAACTCGGCCGCAGCACTCGACGCATAATTGTAGATGCGCTGGGGATCGAGCAGCGCCCGGGTGTGCCCGCGCCGGTCCATGATGCCGTCGATGACGAACTCCTCGCCGATCACCGGGACAATCGGGATGTATTTGCAGGGGAATATCTTCCGGTCGATGATCTCGTGCCCCGCGATCTTGTACCATTCGACCTCCGGGCGCCCGATGTCGCGGCTGCGGACGATGTTCGGCTTGGCCGCCTGCTTCCAGCCCTTCGCCATCTTGCTTTCGACCACAATGGTGCCGTCGGCAAGCTGATGCAGATGGTCGGTTTTCTCGACGCGGCGAAAATACTCGGCGACCCGGACATGGTGTTTCGTACTCCACATGTCGCCGCGATTATCGAGCGGCGCGGTCGACGACAGTTTGTCGCGGCCATACTCGGATATGAACTCGTCGCGCGGCATGTCGAGGAACTTGAACGCGAATCGCATGTCCGACTTATCGTATTCCTTGGCGTCGGGGTCGATGTAGATGCTATCGGGCCTGTCCTCGCGGCGGATGAAAATGTCCTGATTGAAGCTCTTTTCACCGACATACTCGGCCACGACCCGCAGATATCCGATGCCCTGTTCTACCTGATAATAAGCGGCGGTGCTGTATGCGTCGGTCGCCTTGCTCTGCGCCTCGATCCGCCGGACGCATGCGGAGAACACCTGCGCGGCCTCGTAGGTAGCGCCGCCGCCGGTGGGGCTGACCTTGACCTGTGCTTTGTGCTGTCGCGCGTCGTTGACGATTTGCAGGTTATGCTGGCGCGTCTTGTTGGTCGTCAGCGTCGGCCGGTCCCCGCGAATGCGGAGCGCGTCGTCGCCCCACTGATATTTGTTGCGGCTGTCGCCGTGCGCGAACCGTGCGTCGGCCTTGGCGTTCTGCCGCGCGAACGACTCCCAGTCGACGCAGCGGTCGAATCGCTTGTGCGCCTCGCCTACGATGCGCTCGTCGGGCGTGCCGGTTAGCTCGTCGTCATCGGTCATGGGTCAAGCAGCGTCCCGTCGATGATGCCGTGCGCTATGACCACGACAGCCTTGAGCGATTGCTCCGGATCGCCCGACGCCGCGCACAGGCAACCCATGAGGCCGGCGACTGCCGCGAGGCAGATGGTCTCGTCGTTGTGGACGCCTACGGTTTCCAGTGCGTCCAGCATCGCGCCGGTCGCGCGTCCGATGCGCTGTGCGTCCTCCTCCGTCGCCATGCCGTGCATCTATGCCCCCATCCACCCTGAGCCGTCGCTGCTGCCGCCGCCGTAGCTGGGCGACGGCGCGGCCTGCGCCGGCTTCTTCTTTTCCCGAGCGCCCATCGCCAGCATGCGAAAGCTGTCGGCGTCGTCGCTGGACCAATCGTGGACCGGCGAGGATCGCCACACCTGCCCGGCCTCGTTCCATTCGCGATGGTAGGATTTCAACGACTTCAGCCCCTTGGCGCATTTGGTCGCGTCGAACCAGCACGCCGGTAAGACCATCATCACGGCGTTGATACCGTCTTGGACGGCGCCCGGCCCGGTCGGCACGGTGACGATGTTGCGCATTCCCAGGCTGCCCAGCACGGCCCTGCGGCTGCGGCCCGTGCCCAACTCGTCGACCTCGACATCGTGCGGCAGCAGATGCCGGGCGTAGGTGTACGGCCGTTGATTCAGCAATCGCACGTAGTGATCGAGGCCCACGCCGCTGTCCGATATGTGGTCGATGATGCGCCATTGGCCCGACGGTGCGATCTGCGCGAACCAAATGCTCGTGCTGTTGTCGATCCCGAGATCCCAGCTTGTCGTAACCTGTAGGCGCGGATCGTGCGGGACGGCGGTAATCCGGCCCTCGATCTCCGCTGCGTGCAGCAGCTTGCCGTAATACGACCCGGAGTTTGGCGCATCGAATGAACACTCCAATTCCTGTGCGAACTCGGCCTCGGTCATTTCCCGGCGCAACCTTGCGATGGCGGCTGCCGACAGCGCGCCGGTTTTCCGGTAGTCGAGCAGATACGCAGAATATCCGGGGATCGTCCGCGCGCGGTCGTAGGCGGCTTGCAGCAGACCCCGGCCCTTCGGTGTGCCGGATCGCACCAACGTGCCGTCGCGGTCGGCCAGCATCGGTTCGATGACCAGCGGCACGAGGCTGGGCGGGGTGTCGTCAAACTCGTCGACGACGACAAGATCGGCCGCACCGCCGCGCCAGGAATCCACGCGATCCGCGCCGCCGGCTTGGAACACGCCGCCGTTCGGCAGCCGGATGACCATGTCCGAGCGACGCGCCATTGCACCGGGAATCGCGTCGGCCGCGCGCACCAGTTGGTCCCACAGCCCCGTGCGCTGCCACATGACGCCGTAGGGCAGGATATGGACGACGCGCGGCAGCGGCTTCGGCTCGGTCAGCGCGCGCTTCAATCCCAGCCACATCAGCGCCGTAGATTTGCCCGCCCTGCGATGGACGACGGCGACGATGCGCGGGGCGGCATCGTTGAGCAACGGCACCTGCCAGGGACGCGGGCAGAACGGCAGGATAATCTCACGGTAGTGGGTCGGCCTCGGCCGGATCGCGGGTTTCCGCTGGCTGGTCGCTATCATGGCGCTCCTGCGGCTGCGCATCGGCCCAGCGGAACGACAGCGCCAAGGGCTTATCGTCGGCGTTTGCCAGGGCTACGTTGTCCCGCCGCACCCACCCGCCGCGCCTCTCCAAATAGAACTGGATCGCACCTAGATCGCCCGCGTCGGCCTTCTCGATCAGCCGGCGCGCCATGCGATACGTGATTGACGAGTAGCCGTCGCGCAGCTCGGCTTTGTAGCACCGGCGCAGGGTGTTGGCGCTGATCTTGGCGCCCCCGGCGGTCAGCACGAAGCAGATGCCCGACTGGTCCAGCCCGGCCGCGCACATGAAGGCGACTTGTCGCCGTGTCTCGTCGGTCGGTGTGT